TAGATTCTATTTTTTCAGTTAACATTCTAACTTGCATTTGCATTTGTTGAGCCATTTGTGGGTTCTGTTGCATAGCCATTTGCATTTGTTGTAGTTGTTGTAACTCATTACTAAACTCTACTTCAACTTGTTCTTGTGCCATTAAAGAAATATGTTCAAAAATATTTTTCTCAAGACTTGCCATAACAACTGGATTGTTTCTTGCAATGTTAGTTGCCATAAAATTTAAGTGAGCAGTCATATGTGCTCTGTGATCTTGACCTGGGAACGCTTGGAACGGTTTCCCTGCGAGAGCATCGATGTGTTCTAACGCAGGGTCCTTTGGTTGTGGGGGTTGTGGTCGAATTAAAATTTTATCAATATCTTTTACACCTAATGCTTCATACATGTTTCTGTAAACTGCATACTGATTATGAATACCTGGATTAGAAGTTGCCAGCTGCAGCTCTGTTTGCGCAAGGGAAATACGCTGTGTTTGTGAGAAAATATTAGGGTCTGCAACTGGCAAGATATCTACACGGTCATCAAAGTCCTGTTGTTTAATCATTCTTTGACCACCAACTACATCATAGGGGTACTCTGTAGGTAGATAAAGTTTAAAAACTCTTGCCAATAATTTAAATTCATTTTTAAGCGCTGCATAAATTCTTTTATGAATAGCAGACATTGTTCTGCTTCCTCTTTCAAGCAATGCTACAGTCGTGCCCACAGCTGCTTGTTGATTCCCATCACCTACTTGCAGGTCCGCTATAGAAGCGAATCTTTGTCCTGCATTTACCACGACTCCCATAAGTTGTAATAAGGTTTGAGAAGGCTCTTTGAAAGGTAACATCATAAATGAATCTCTAATGTTTCCTCCTGGTGCATCTACGTCTCTAAATTCTCCAGGTTGTATTGCTTGTGCATCATCTCTAATTCTGATTCCTCGTTGTTTAAATCCAGCAGGTAAGTTTGATAACGTTCCCGCATCTAATAGTTGTCTTAGGGCACTTGTTGCAGTTCTAGATAAACCGCCAATCATGTGTATTAAACCAAAACCATAAAAACCTAGCCCTGGTAAAAATTTGAAATGTACAAAGTATTGTACTTTTGATTTTTGTGGATCGTCCACTTCATAGTTTCTTTTAATAGATAAAATTTCTCTAGAGTTTTCTTCTATAGTTACAATGTATGGAAGTTTAATTCCAGTAGGCTCACCATCTTCAGGATTAATATCCTCAAAACCTTCTAAGTCTAAATTAACATGACACTCTAATAAATTAAATACATCTTCTTCTTTGCTTCTAGTTCTACCTTCAAGCTCATTTTCTTTTTGTTGTAATTCATCTTCATTTAATTGACCTGGTTTTAAATCTATATCTCTATAGAAACCTGCAACTTGTTGTTTTCTTAATTCGTTTTCTGAAATTTTTATTCGATGAATAATTGCTTCCGCATCATCTAATGAGGTAGCTGTGTACGGAACAATTAAATCATCTGCCGGTACAAACTTTGATACCGCTCTTTGTAAAACTTCATCGTAATAAACTTTTTTAAATGCTGAACCTGCAAGAGGTAAATAAAATAACATTTGATCAAACTCAGGTTCGTATTCTTTCATTTGATCCATCAACTGATAGTTCATGAAATCTTTTACACGATTTGATTGTTGAGTTTTTTCTGGTGTTGGAATTCCAATTATTTGTGTTCGGACTGGTCCATCAGCTGGGAGTAACTCTTTATATGCCAACGCTTGAAACTGAGTAACAGCTTCAGCAAGCACCGGATGAGTGGCACCCGAAGCACCCGAGAATGGTTCCGTCCTGTTTTCATATTTAAATCCTAACAGATCTAAACCTGTTTTGTAAGAGTTTTCCCATTCTTTTCTAGAATTTTTATAATCTTGATAATTTTGAAATAAGTTAGAACTTAATCTACCTAATATATCATCAGGTAAATGGTCAGCTAAATTAGCATAGTGATTTTCTGTATTTGCAACAGAAGCAATTGCAGGATCATAGTTTATATCAACTGATCCATCTTCGTTTTCTGTAATCTCTACAGGGTTTCCCTGTTCTTCTAATTCTTGTTGCTCAGCTTCTTCAGCTTCTGCAATTTCAACACTAGAAGGTATGTTAATTTCTTGCTCTACGTTTGGAAGAGCTTTGTCTATATCTGCCATTTATTTTTTCTCCAGATTGTTTGACTGTTCTAACAGTATTATAAGAAATATTCAAGCCCTGCGGCGTAGGCCCTGATTTTGGGGGTGGACCACTCTTTTTTCCTAGTCTATTCATCGTATGTGTATTTTCTCATGTTTTCTAAATCATCTTCGTCAATATATTCTTCTACATCTTTAAGCTTACCTTCCATATCAGGTCTTGCGCTTGCTTCATTATAAGTCACACCTCCTGTTTCAGGGTCTACTTCTATTTCTATTTCATTTTCTCTATAACCAGGTCTGTCAGGATCATCTACTTCTCTAAGTGTTATTTTGTTACCTTTTTCTGTAACCACAAAATTATCTGCTTGATAAACATCTGCAAATTCATCAGATCTATTACCGGTAAAATATTTCATTCCTGTTGCTTCAGCTTTTAATTTAACTTTAGCAATAAGATCAAATATAAAAGTAGGCATGCCATCAACAGCTTTTGAAACAGCTGGTGTTAAAGGTTTAGCTATTTTTACAAACTTACCTAAAACTGGTAATGATGCAATACCTCCCATAATTTTCATAAACTTTCTTCTATCCATTTTGGGTGGCTTACTTCCATCTTTAAAACCTTCTCGACTAATATCTACCATGCCACCTTCATCCATTAATGGATCAACTTGTTCAGCTAGGTATGCTTGTTTTTCTTCTGGAGTCATTGCTTGTAATTTTTCATACTCAGCAGCTCCACGTTTACCTAGTTCATATAAACCTTCACCTGCTAATGCGGCTATACCTACACCTGAAAGACCTGCAGCTAATCTTGGTCCTATTCCTAAAGTTAATGCTTTTCTTAGTAATGGATTTTTAGTCATTGCTTCTGCACCTTTAACTAATGCAGGGGTTGCTACTAATTCTGCCTCTAATAAAGTTCTATCGAAAGTTTCTTTTGGATCAACGCCTACAGCTAAATTTAATCCAACCATTCCTGCTGGTGTTGATAATGCAGCTTGACCAATTTTACTTAAAACTTTTCTTCCTGTTTTTGTTGCAAGGGTTCCACCTAATGCAGTAGCTCCTGCAGCGGTTGCAGATTCAATTGGATATTCTGCTACAAAGTCTAAAACTTTTTTATCCCAAGTTTCTGGATCTCCAAATTCTATATCTTCTGGAGGTGCATACTTTTGATCTGGTTCTTCTGCGGTTGCTAAAGCAGAAATACCAACAGCGCCTGCAGTTCCACCAATAACAGCTGTAGCAAGTTTACCTATCTTTGGTACTTTTTGTAAAGCTTTTAGATATTTACTTTTTTTAGCTTTATCGGTTCCAGATATTTCTTCAAATATTTCTATTCTCTCTTGTGGAGTAGCATTTATCAATCTTTGATCAATTTGATTAAATGTAGTTCCTTTTTTACCAGGAAGACCTGTTGTATTAAAATTTTTCATCGCTTGTTGAAGAGTATCATTGTATGGATTTTTTAAATCAGGTAGCCTTAAAGTCTGAGGATTAATTGTAACCCTTCCTTTTTCAATACCAAATCCACCTATTCTATATCCAGTTTTATTAGCAAAATCATCTTGCAATGCTTTTTGTTGTTTTAATAATTCTTGTTGAATAGTAGGAGTTGCTACTTCAGCTTGTTTTGATAATGATAATATTTTACGATCGTAATTTCTTTTATATTCATTTAAGTTATCTTTAATATATTCTATTCTAGTAAAATTCTTTTTATAATTACGAAAGTTATTTCTTTTCATCAAAGCTTTAATGTCGGTATGGTCACCTGCTACTTTAAAATCAAAAGCATTCATCATGTTGGCAGTTCCTTGAATTAAATCTAATTGTTTTTTAGGGAGACCTAAAAGTTTTCCCATTTCGTAATTACTAATTTTTCCAGATCTATTTGTGATACCAACAATGTTTTGATGCAAATAAGAATCCATATAATTTGCAGGGGGTTTTATTTTATTATATAATTTTTTCTCGTATCTTTGTTCTTCTCCAGCGTATATTCTACCTAGTTTAGATAATCTTGATTTTAAATTTGAAGCAGCGTCATCTAAATTTTGATTTGTTTCTTTTGCATAAATTTCTAAAATTGTATTTTTTTTATTTTCTGAAGGTAGATCAGATAATAATAATTTTTTATTTTTTTTCAAAATTCTATCTAACTGTTGAACTTGTGGAAATATTTCAGCGTGTCTTGTTGTAATTAAATCATCTAAATTTAATCTTTTAATAGTAGTTTCAACAAAACTATCTGACATATTTAAACCTGGATTTAATAGATTTATATTTTTAGCCATTGCATTGGCAGTGATTACATCGGGATTCTTTTTTATATAATCAGTTATTATTTTTTCTTTAGCTAATCTTTCATTCATTGGCATACTAGAACCACCTACTTGTTCTACAGGGGTGACTTCTTGTTTGACTAAAAAATTTTTTATGGATCTAGACGCTGTAGTGTTATCTGAAAAAGCAGGGAGTTCTGATTTTAATTCTTTAGCTATTTCTGCTGTAGGTTTTGTTTTAGAAAGATCTATTATTTTATCTTTTATAGACTGCGGTAAGTCTTCGTACTGCATTCCTTTATAAACAAACGTATTGGGAAAATTTCTTTTAAGAACTCTAACAAACTGAGTGTTGTTAAAATCTAATTTAGATTCTTTTACAAAGCCAGATAGATCTTTTTTTATATTAGTTTCACCTCTATTTAATTTTTTTCTTAAAAAATTAATTAACTTATTTTCTTTTTCTAAATAAGCTTTTCCTCCCCCTCCAACTCTATCCATTACAGACCCATTAAATATGCTAAGCCGCCTCCAGCTTGTTTAGTTCTAGTTACATTTTTGATTGTACTTAAAACTTCATCTGGTCCCATTCCTTTTTCCATCATCTTAAATGCTTCATCTAATGTAGCCAATACTTCTGCTTTTCTTTGCATGTTATCATCAATTAAAATTCTATCTATTAATTCATCTGTAATACCAGGATACTTTTGTTTTAATTCTAATCGCTCAACCATTTTAGGAGCTAAAGATTTTGCTACATTCATTTCAGCTTCAAGATCCATATTTGATAATTCTTCAATCTCATCAACTGTCATTAATCTTTTATCACCAGACATTTCCATCTCTTCAAGTTTACTCTCTAAAAATTCTTTTCTACCTTTTTCACCTGGTTGTGGATCTAACTTACCCGATTTATATTGTGTAAACATATCCGCTTCATATTCTTTTTGTCTTTTTAAAGCTTGTTCTGCTTCTTCCACAGTTCCTTCATTTAACCAAGTCTCACTATCTCCTAATTCTTCTTCGTAATCCTTAATCTCCTCATCGGTTAATTTTCTTTTTGGATCAGGATTTCTTGCTTCAAACTTTTCAAACATTTCTTTTTCTTTTGCAGCTTTAGGTCTTTCCATTTCATCTGCTGTCTTTAATGTGCCTTTACCAAATTTTTTATTTAATTGTTTAGCTAATGCTTGAATGCCTTTTGGTAAACTTCCCAAGGCATATTGAACTCTATGACCATAAGGATGAGGAACATCCATTTCTAATTGATCAAAAATTTTAGGAGAACCTTTTTGAAATCCAACTCTACCACCTATTGCATTTGGTTCTCTGTCTTCTGGATCAAACTTTTTTAAGACATCTTCTTGATCTATTTCTTTTTGAATAGCTGCTAGCTCCTCGTCGCTATATCCTCTTGGGGGTTCTTTAGGCATCTTGACATCCAAAAGTCCTTCTTGTTTTAAAATCTCTTCTATTTTTTTAGGAGTCTTACCCATTGCTTCCATTTCAACTAATTCATCTGCAAGGTTAGCAACATCGCCTAAAATTTCTTCACCAAATTTACTTCTAAATACTTCTATTGGATCCATACCTTTACCAAGATCTATTCCTCTTTTCATTAAAATTT